GATACTGTCCAAACTGTCGTACTAGGTGCTATACCTGTCCAAGCCTCTGTTCCTGCTGTCTCGCCTGTCCAATTATCGCCTAATATTCTGCCCAGGCAACTTACTGTAGAAGTGTTAGAAACAGAACCCAAAGCAGAAAATACTGCGTTTGCATAACACGCTATGTTGGCTAATGCGTTAACACTAGCGTTGCCAAAAAAGTCTACATTGCCAAGTGTACTAACTGTCGTTACACATACAATTTGACAGTTTGCTATTCTTTGTCTAATTGCATTTGCTGTTATTGTTGCACTAGCAGAAATAGAACCACTAAAATCTCGTACTCTTGTACTAATAATATCTATGGTTGCATTTGCTGTAATACTAGCGTTAGCAGATTGAACTTTACTTCCAAGTACAGTAACAGAGGCTACACAATTAATAGATCCATTTGCCTCTGTAGCGGTTACATCACCTACACAATATCCTGTATCCCAATATCCATATACAACATATTGGTCTGTATATTTTGACATTAATAAACCTAATTAGAATGTGTACCATTGCGTAGCGGTGGTAGCCATTAATTCGATAGTTGCACCAGCAATAATGGTAAATGCAGCATTAGCTGATAAGGCATTAATCGTACCGCCTGTAGCAGGGTAGATACTTAATATATCTAAACTGTCTGAGTTCCTAATTAGGATACGCATACCAGCTACCGCAGTTGGCAGTCTTACTCCAGCAGCCGCAGCAGTAACTACAGTCACATTATTGATATTAGAAACTAACCCAGTAGCACCTGCTTGGTCTGTCCCAGCCGCACTTACAGCCGCACTAATACTGTTTACTACTAACCCGTTTAAGGTTGTTGTGCTAGTTGCACCTGATACCGCAGAACCAATATTAATAGCAGTAGTAGAGCCTGATACACCAGCCGTGCCAATGTTTAATGTTTTGGTAGAACCTGATACTGTTGCACCAGCACCAAATGTTGATGTTTGTGTTGCAGTAGATGTTGCAATGGTTGTTGTACCGCTAGATGTCAAACTATTTAAAGTTGTTGAACTACTACCAGTAATATTTCCTTGAACAACTAAAAATCCATCTACATAAGCGTTAGACTGTACTGCTAAGTTACCTTGTACCCTAGCGTTGCTAGTCGTATTAAATACATCGGTTACTGCACTTATTGAGTTAGTTGCGGTGTTGTATTGAAATACTGTGTCGTTTGCTGTTCCAACCATGTAAACACGATTGTTTGCAGTAGAATCAATAAACAAACCTGTAGGGGTTGTTTCTTGAAAACCAATATAAAAAGAATTTTCAAATACTGCGGTAGAAACATTAAATGCAGTCCCAAGCGCATATTGGCTAATATCGTCACCAGTTTGACCAAGAATCCACATGGTTAAACCATCAGCACTTAGGTTTACTTGTACTGGGGTTGACTCTTGAGATGCAACACTAAAAAAAACGCTTCCATAAGAAGCCGTAGATACATCCCAAGCCGTACCTAAAGTATATTGAAATACTGTGTCGTTTGTTTGACCAACAATATACATGACTGTGCCGTCAGGCTTAAACCAAAGACCAGTTGGTGCATTTTCTTGAGAAGTTACGCTAAACGATTTAGATGCGTAAGTTGCAGTAGAAATATCAAAAGCAGAAATTTAAACCATCAGGACTAATAAATAACCCAGTAGGGGCAGTTTCTTCAGCCGTAATAGAAAAAGATTTGCCTGAGTAATTCCAGCCAGTAATGCTTGTGTTAGGGGCTATTTCTGCATCTGTTCCGCTAGTAGCAATATCTATAGTCGCAAATGTAACTGCTTGACCATTCTCTACCTTGTCTGTATTAAGATTAGTAAAGTTAGCATCTACCTCTACATGGGTAAGCGGAGAGCCTTTACCGGCTCTGGTAACAATAGTAGACATATTAAGCTAAGGTAACTGATAGATTACCGATTGCGATCTTAAATACATCTCCTGTTTCTATTGTTTTAGAACTGTCTAGTGCAGTATGGTAGTACAGATTACCGCTTGTGCTTGCATCCAATATTCCAATATGGCTTACTGTTCCCCAAGTCGATGTGCATTGTGGAAACTCTACTGCAGCAGAGTTTGTAGATACACCATTGCTCGGCGCACCAAAAGTTACTGATTGGCGAGCATACGATCCACCACTTACCTCTGTGCCTGTACCAGCATCTGTTGGGTCTGCTGTATAAAGACCAACATAGACTGTTGCAGGAGAGGTAAAAGTTGTTGCTCGTAGAGTTGCATTGATTAGTGCGTTCTCTAGGTAGTTTGACATTTCAGCCATGGTATTTCCTTATCGTGAGGTTACGCGCATTTGTAATGGAACACCCGAATACTCGCTATTTTGGTCTGCATCGGATATGTTTTTAATTGCTCTGTCGTACAAGGTTGCCCATGTCTGACTTCTTGCATCGTTAATTAAGTATGGCTCTGCTTCTAAAAGAGAGGCATAGAGGAGAGCATCTGGATAATTAGCAAGAAATACATTGCTTGCATTACCAGTAGACAATACAGTAGGTTTAGCATAGTAGAGGATCTCCAATGTATACGCTGTATCTGGCTTTGGTGCAAACTCAAACTCAGTTGCTAGAATTGTGTAATAAATTGGTTTGCCACTTTCGTCTGCCGGTGCATCCCTAGTAAACTGACTAGGAGGCATATAGGTAATTGGGTATCTTGGGTTGCCTTGGATGTGTAAATCACGAATCCCTAAAAAGTCTGTAGGTAGGGCTGCTTTGCGATCACCACTTACTGTTAGCGCGGTAGCTGACTTTAGCATCTGCCGAGTGCGTAAATCTCTAGCCATGCGTAGCTCTGCAAAGCCAATAAAGTCGGGGATAACTGCTGTTAGATCAGATCGACCTAAGTAGTTAGCCACCGATGCTTTGAGATCGGTAAAGTTTGTATAAGCCATAATCTCTCTTACTCTTTTGGTATTTCGATGTTATCCCAGCCATAGACATACTGCCCGATGTGCCGGATGCCTTTCGATAGATCGTGATCTACCCAAGTATCAAATCCTGCGTCTTTTGCTTTAATGCAGAAATAAATATCCTCACCTAGTATTTTGTTGTTACCAAGTTGCTCAAAATAGAAGTAAGGTTCTTCCATTGCTTTAAATACTTTTGTCTTAACCAACATTACTCCGCAGCCAATTCCATCAGCTTTACTGATTCCTGACATTGCGTTGGAATAAATAGGAAACCAATCAACAGATCCATCTACTTCGCTTATCTTGAAATTTTTGGCTGTCGGTTTGACAGGCTCAGATCGTGTTGTCGCATTGACTCCGATAATATCTTTATCGTGAGCCATGAGGATCTTGAGTGTGTCCTTTGGAAACCTCATATCAGCATCTACAAACAATAGATAGTCTGCCTTAACTTCTAAGGCTGTTTTTACCAAGCTATTACGCTGATCGAATATTAGCGTTCCAGCACTCGTAAACAGGTCTATATCGTGTTTTGTGGTCTTAATTGTATACGCACACATTGCCACTAAATCAAACGCTGTAGCGACCTCCATTTGCCCTCTAGCGGGGATACAGATAGCGATTCTCATACCTCACCCCCTCTTGTTCTAAACACCCTGTTATCGGGATCATTTAGCCATTTCTTGAGGGCTTTAGGGTCTTGGATATGAAAGCCACGCATAATGCCTTTAGCGTTCAGATCATTAATAATTGCTAGTGGTAACTCTGCTATCTTGTTCTTTGGGTCAAACACTTCGCCTGACCATCCTGTTTTGCCAGGATTGTTGTTGTACTGCGCTTTTGTATGCTCTGCAAAATCCGTTAAATCGGTTTGGGAGTGGATAACAATCCCACCATCGCCATCCGATAATACTGTACGAATCTCACCATCTACAGTTTCTAAGTATTTCTTCACAGTTTGATCCACCTTTCAGGAATAATGTCGCTATCGTCTAGCCCATTGGTGAACCACTTTTTTGGTGCTACTACTTTGTTTCCTTTAGCAAGCCAAGCACCCCACCATCCATACGAGCTATTCGCTATGATATGGTTTTTAAAGGAAGAAAGCAACGCTAAATCTTGCACAGGATTGCTACAAGGCATGACCATATCAGCCCATTCTAGATTCTCTACACACCACTCAGGGTCATCTGAGAAAACCACAAAAACGCTGTTAGGGAAGTTCTTTCTAGCCTCCCTATAGTAAGCCTCATCCAACTGTACGAAAACATCTGGTAGGCTCAAATAATCGCCCCTGCGGACTGTTACTGCCACCATGTTATCGTCTATCTCTGCCTTGGGTAAATAGAACTCCTTGCGGATCTCATCTTCTACACAATCAAAGTATTTCTCTGTCTGCCAGTAGCCCACCATCATTCCTGACTTGGTGATCTCTTGGTAACTATGTTGTCTTTCCTTTATTGACTCCGCAAAATTATCTGTTACATGAAACGATATAGGGAAAACACCTAGTTCATACTGTCTATTTTTGTTTACTTCATAAAATGTTGTGTTCAACTCTAGGGTTTCCCCTAATGTCTTAGCAACTGCGTATCCTGCTGCGTATTGGAACATCTGGTTGCCCAGACCTCCCATAATGTAAACGATCATAGAAAAGAGGGTAGATTTTGTCTACCCTCTATTCTACTTATTATCTACTTAATATCAAGCAGATAAGTCAAATGCGCCACCATGAGCAGCTTCGTTGCGAACTTCCAAGGTCAATTCAGCCAAGATTTGCTTCTTGTCAGCATCGCCAACTTTAGCAATATCATTGGTCTGGAATGGTCGGAGGTACGCTAATGCTGCATACTCAGGATCGAGTACGAGGGCATCACGAGTACGCATAAAGCGGTTAGGAACGATCTGCAATACACCAAAGTCGGACTGATATAAATCAGCACCGGCTAGGATGGTTGCTTGACCATTCGTAGGTACTTGATAGCGTTGAGCAGCCAAGCCAGTAAAGCCTGATACTGTCTGCTTGAGAGCAGGCGATACCATCAATACGGAAGGCGTACCACCACTAACGAATACCTTGCTGATAACATCCTTGAGGATGGTTTCAGTAAAAGTACGAGTTGTACCATCGGTACGGACTGATACACCGATTGTGGTTGGGTCAACACCAGCAGTTGTGCCAGCAGACTTGTTGGTGTTTGTCTTGATGTAAGACAACAACGAACTCATCTTACGAGCTACAGAGCCAGATGTACCTGCTGCTTGAGCTTGGTTAGCGGTAATGATTGTCTCAATATCACGCTTGATCTCAGCAGAAGCCTTTGCCAACTGGTAAGCCATCTCAGACTTACGACCAGCAAGGTCAGAAGCCAAGAGAGTACCAGAAACCATAACAGTCTTACCAACGATCTGTGTAAGGTTGCCAAGGCGTGTGGTTGGGGTGATTGTTGCCTCAGAAGCACTTGCACCTTCAACTAATGCGTTGGAAGTGGTAGCTGCTGCGAGGGCATCAGT